CTCGTCGTGGAATCAAACCCAAAGGCTATGCAAAGAGTGCAAGAGATACAGTCTCAACGAATACATATCAAGAATAAATACCCCGCAAATCGCAAAAACAACGGTGTTGACAGCGTTTTCGGGGTCCAGTGAAAGTGATAACTAAAGGAGATACCATGAAGATTTCGTATGCACAAGTGTTTCAAGCAGCACCTTCTCTGAATGTTCTTGCCAATAGACCATTCTCAGCAGCGGTTGCCATCAAGTTGGTTGACATCATTGATATGCTGAATCCGCATCTGATCGCTATTGAAAGATTCCGCGACTCGTTGCAGTCAGATGGAGAAGAAAAGTCACCCGATGAACTGTCTCAGCAGTTTGCAGAATACCTGAACACCACGACTGCTGATCTAGGATCTTTTGTTCCCCTGCTTCCTGAAGAAGCAGACGCCGCAGGACTGGCATTTACCGTTCGTGAGATGGCTTCTGTGCGGTTTATGTTTGCTGCTCCACTACCAAGCAGACCAAACAGCAACTAACTGCTAGATTGGCATAATCTCAGAACCATACATACCACGGGAGATATGCCATGGCAACAGTCAATTCTCGTAAGAAACTCAAGGATTACATCTACCGTAAACTAGGCGCGCCTGTCATTGAGATCAATGTGGATGACGCTCAGGTGGAAGATCGCGTTGATGATGCTGTTCAGTTCTTGGGCGAATACCACTACGACGGCGTTGAGAGGATTTATCTACCGTACACGATCACCCAAACCGATATGGATCGGGAGTATATCGCTATTGATAATCCCAATATCCTATCGATAGTGAACATGTATCCGATTGGTGGAGAATCACAAACTAGCACAGACAATGTGTTTGGCGCCAGATTTCAGTACAGCCTGCAAGACTTCAACAACCTGATCGAAATGGATCTAGCCAACTGGACTATAGTTCAGCAGCGTCTTTCTTTGATTCAGCAGATGCTAGAGCCAGAAAAGCAGATCAGATGGAATCGCATCACCAACCAGTTGTTCATTGACGCTGAATGGGATGTTGATTTTCCTGTAGGCACCAATCTGATATTTGAGGTGTACTCACAAGTCAATCCAGCCAACTATCCCGATGTGTACGACAATCACTTCTTGAAGAAGTATGCTACCGCATTAGTCAAGATGCAATGGGGGCAGAATCTGTCCAAGTACAGCGGAATTCAGTTGCCTGGTGGAGTTACATTCGATGGTAAGGCAATATACGAGGATGCAAAAGCAGAAGCAGACAAACTAGAAGCGGAGATGCGCGCCTCATTTGAACTTCCTCCCGATTTCATAGTAGGATAACATGGCACTAAATCCGTACTTCTCCAAATACGAACGGAGCGAGCAAACTCTTGTGGAAGACTTGGTGGTAGAAACCATCAAGATTCACGGACACGAGGTTGTGTATCTGTTCCGTGAGTCTCCTGAGATTGACACGATATTCGGAGAAGACTCGCTACCATCTGTGTATAAGATTGGTAAACCAATCGAAATGTATGTGGAAAGCGTGGATGGCTTTGAAGGAGAGGGAGATTTCATTGCAAAGTTTGGTTTGGAAGTGCGCGACAGTATGAAACTGGTAGTGAGTAAGCGCAGATGGAAGCAAGAATTCAGCGGCATCACAGGAGGTGATGGTCCTGGAGCAAATGCAGAGCGTCCAAGAGAAGGCGATCTCTTGTACTTCCCACTATCCAAAGGCATATTTGAGATCAAATTTGTTGAACATGAAAAGCCATTCTATCAGTTTGGTAAGAACTATGTCTACAGTATCTCTTGCGAACTCGCAACATCTGCTGGCGATACATTCGAGACAGACAATACTGAAATTGACACAGCAGGAACAGGTATAGAACAAGGATACTCCGAGTTTGCTTTGGATGTAACTCTTGTAACTGGATCAGGAACCTATGCACTTGGAGAAACAGTAACCCAAGGTACTGCTTCTGCCAAAGTTCTCAAGTGGACTCCACCTTCAGGTATGACACTTGCTGTACTACGACTAGAGCGCGTGGTTGGTGCATTTACTGCCAGTGCCACTCCCATTGTTGGAGCAGACTCAGGAGCGTCTTGGTCGTACTCTGCACAAACCGCAACAGATGTATCTGTTGGTCCAACAGACAGTACCGTGAATCAGAATGCAGACTTTGAAATTGAGTTGAATCGCATAGTAGACTTTACCGAGAGCAATCCATTTAGTGAGGACATCTGATGTTTAACGGCGACAATCCATTCTATCATCAATGTGTTCGCAAAACCGTAGTTGCATTTGGTTCTCTGTTTAACAACATCTATATTGGTGGAGATAGCGCACAGAATCCCGCTGCAAGGATACCTCTCACATACGCACCAAAACAGAAATGGCTTCGTCGTATAGCAGAAAGCAGAATAGAAAGCGGACAAACATTCAACATGACTTTACCCCGCTTGGGATTTGCTTTGATTAATTGGGAATACGATAGCGGTCGTAAGCGCACAACCATGACTAAAAAGGTACTGGACACCAGCGCACCCACAGCAGATAAGCAAAAGGTGTATCGGTTTGCAGAAGTACCGTATACATTCACCTTTGAGTTGTATATTATGCCAGATACAATGGACAACGGACTACGCATAGTTGAACAGATTCTACCGTATTTTACTCCGGCGTACACCGTGAGTATTAACTTCACGGATATCGACAAGAAAGTTGATTTACCCATTACCTTGAATTCTGTTACATGGGAAGATACCTACGAAGGAAACTTTGATGCAGGCAAAAGCATGATGTACACCTTATCGTTTGAAGCAAAAGGATACATCATTGGCCCGCTACGCGATGCGAAGTTTGTATTGGAAACTCAAACCGCTGCACACGAACTTGCAGATCTAGGAAAGACAAGAGCATTAACCCGTGACTTTGTACGAGTATGGGATCGTGCTGTGGTTGAAGGAACCACAGGACCGAATGCACCGCTTTCTGTAACAGGTACTGCATACGATGTTTGGCAAGATATCGAATTGTTTGAAGACATTGATCCGTCTTGGAATGCAGGAGCGTAAGTATGGAACCAACCAAAGGCGTAGATGAAAAACTTGCATCGGTGCTAGGAATACAGAACGATATTCCATCTGCAGAGAAACCAGTAAAAGCAATTGCAGTACGAGTTCCTGAAACTGCCCATCCTCTTGCACAAGAAGACCCCCATGCAGCAAACGACTACAACGAGGTTCGCAAGAATCTGAAAGAACTCATTGATGTAGGCAAGTCTGCTCTTGATGGCATCATACAAGTTGCCAGCGAAGGTGAATCACCCCGTGCGTATGAGGTTGCCGCAATCATCATGCGTCAGATTGCAGATGCAAACAACAGTCTGATTGACCTGCATAAGCGGGTGAAAGACATTAGACACATAGCAGCGCACGAAAAGCAAACAGCGCAAAACATCACAAATAATGCCATCTATTTGGGAAGCACTAAAGACCTACAAGAATACTTGAAACTACAGAAGGAAGAACAGCGCAAACGGCTTGATGACCAAAGTGAGTAAACCATGACTCTGCGACAGGAAGACACCTATCTTGGTAATCCAAACCTAAAGGCGGCAAATACTGCTGTTTCTTTCACTCCCGAGCAGGTTGCGGAGTACATGAAGTGTAGCGAAGATCCGTTGCATTTCATTACCAAGTATGTTCGTATTGTGACGCTAGACAAAGGGCTGCAGCACTTTGAACCTTGGCAGTTTCAGCAAGACCTGTTGAGAACAGTACACGCCAATCGATTTGTGATTTGCAAGTATCCGCGTCAGAGCGGAAAGTCTACCACGGTGCTTGCGTATGCTTTGTGGCACATTCTGTTTAATCCCACAACTAATGTTGCGCTGCTTGCAAACAAACTACAAACAGCGCGCGAACTGTTAGGTAGACTCAAAACAGCATACGAGTATTTGCCTAAATGGTTGCAACAAGGCATTGTGAGTTGGAACAAAGGCTCCATAGAACTAGAGAACGGTTCCAAGATTCTTGCTTCTGCTACATCATCGTCTGCTGTGCGTGGTGGATCGTTCAATCTCATTATTCTTGACGAGTTTGCGTATGTACCGCATGAACTAGCAGAAGACTTCTTTTCGTCTGTGTATCCAACTATTGCCAGCGGTAAAACCTCAAAGGTTCTGATTGTATCGACACCAAAAGGATTGAACCTGTTCTACAGGTTATGGATTGGTGCAAAGGAGAAAACTAACGCATATGTGCCAGTAGAGATTCATTGGAGCGATGTGCCAGGACGCGATGATAAATGGAAAGCGCAGACCATTGCAAACACAAGCGAAGAACAGTTCCGTGTAGAGTTTGAGTGCGAGTTTGTTGGATCACTTCACACCTTGATTGATGTAAAGAAACTGAAAACCATGCCGTGGCGGCGACCCATACAGAAAACACTAGACGGTATGGATGTTTACGAAGGCGCCAAACCTGATCACATCTACACGGTAGTTGTGGATACTTCTCGCGGAGGCGGATCAGACTATCATGCCATCACGGTAATTGATGTGTCTCAGAATCCGTATCGCTTGGTTGCAAAGTTCCGAAACAACTCTATGTCGCATCTGATTTTACCCACCATGATCGACAAGATTGCCAAGGATTATAACACCGCCAGCGTGTTGGTGGAACTGAACGATATTGGTGAGCAGGTTGCCACAATTTTACACGAAGACTTGGAATGTGATAATCTGCTGAACACCACCGTGAAAGGTCGCGGAGGTCAGGTGTTGTCTAACTTTGGAGTTGGCAAGCGCCAATTGGGAGTAAAAACTACCCATCCTGTAAAAAAGGTGGGATGCTCAGTCCTTAAATCTCTGATTGAAGAAAACAAACTGTTGGTGGAAGATTTCGATATAATCAGCGAACTGGCCACCTTTGTGTCCAAAAGCGACACATTTGAAGCAGAACCTGGCTATCACGATGACTTGGTGATGACCCTTGTACTATTTGCGTGGATGACATCGCAACCGTACTTCAAAGATTTCACAAACCTAGATATCCGTAGACTGATCTACGAAGATCAGATCAAAAGGATCGAAGAAGACCTGACCCCGTTCGGAATGATTGATGACGGCCTAGTGGCTGACGATGACGATACCATGTGGTGAATGCCTGTTCTGAAAGTAAGAGTAGGCATAAATACAAGAACAGAACCATTCGGAACTTCCGTTTGACAAAAGGAGACACACATGGGATTCCAACTTAGTCCAGGCGTAGAAATCAAGGAATTTGACTTTACAAACATCATTCCTGCCGTGTCCGCTTCAGCGGGTGCGTATGCAGGACAATTCGTTTGGGGTCCGGTCGATGAAATTTTGACCATCTCAAGCGAAAACGAACTCAAGTCGGTGTTTGGTAAACCAAATGACACCAATGCTGCAGGATGGTTTGCTGCTGCAAACTTCCTGTCTTACGGCAATAATCTGAAAGTTGTGCGTGTGGTTGACTCAGCCACCGCGCTGAACGCAGGTGCGGGAGGAGTAGGTGGTGTAACAGGATACATCGCAAACGAAACTGCATGGGAAGCAAGCGCCCAGGCAGTTGGTTTTATTGCCAAATATCCTGGCGCTCTAGGAAACGCCATTGCGGTTTACGCTTACAGTCTCTCAGCGGATCACGGAGAAATAACAGGAACAGACATCTATACTGAAACTGGACTGTATTTCAACCAAATCTTTGATCGCGCACCAAACTCCGTAGAAGGTTTAGGAGCAAATCAGTTAACGGGTGGTTCTGCTTGGGCTCACGACAACGCTGTATACGGTGACGAAATCAATCTGTGTGTTGTTGACCGTACAGGTGCCATCTCCGGTGTTGCTAATACAATACTTGAGAGATTTGAAGGTGTATCGCTGTTCCCTGCTGCCAAGAAACCAGACGGATCATCAAACTACATTCGATCAGTAGTCAATAGTGGTTCTCAGTACATTTGGATGGGTAAAGAAATAACCATCAGCGGAGAAACCATTGACGATGTTATCACACTTGCTACCAAAACCCCTGTAACTGTTGTGGGTACTGACGGATACCGTCTAACTGGTGGTTCAGATGGAACAACACCCGCAGGTGGAGATTATTTCTCAAGTGATGGAACACGCGGATACGGACTGTTCATCGACGCTGAACAAGTAGATATTTCGCTGATTCTACTTGGTGCCCCAATTGGTTCTGATGAAGACACATCGGGAACTCACACTACTCTTGCCAAAGATATTATCCAACAGATTGCAGAAAAGCGTAAGGACTGCGTTGCATTTGTAAGCGCACCTTACACAAATATCTTTGACCAATCCAATGCAGCACTTGTTACAGATCGTCTAATCGAATGGCGTAACGCACCCGCAGGTGCCACATACGCGCAGACCAAGTTCAATGTGTCTAGTTCGTATGCAGTAATCGATAGCGGCTGGAAGTATCAGTACGATCCGTACAACGACAAGTACCGTTGGGTGCCGCTGAACGGTGATACAGCAGGTCTATGCGCTCAGACAGACTCTGACCGTGACCCGTGGTACTCGCCAGCAGGATACAACCGTGGTCAGATCAAGCGCGTAGTCAAGTTGGCGTATAATCCCAACAAGACTCAGCGCGACGAACTGTATCAGTCTGGTATCAATCCTGTGGTATCCTTCCCTGGCCAGGGCACAGTTCTTTTCGGAGACAAGACTGCTCTTGCCAAGCCAAGTGCATTCGACCGCATCAATGTGCGTCGCTTGTTCATTGTGCTAGAAAAGGCGATTGCTACTGCATCAAAGTTCCAACTGTTCGAGTTCAACGACGAGTTTACACGCGCTTCGTTTGTAACACTCGTTGAGCCATTCTTACGGGATGTTCAGGGTCGCAGAGGTCTAACTGACTTCAAGGTTATATGCGATGCAAGTAACAACACACCCGAAGTAATCGACAGCAATCGTTTCGTTGCAGACATCTACATCAAGCCTGCTCGTTCGATCAACTTCATCACTCTGAACTTCGTTGCTACACGCACAGGTGTAGACTTCTCAGAAGTAGCGGGTGGTTTCTGAACCATTCAAAGTAACTAAAGGAGACTAACATGGCGATTAGAGTAACAGATTTTGCAGCAAACCTAAGAGGCGGAGGCGCGCGCCCAAACATCTTTGAGGTGTTCTGTGGTACTGCGCCAAAGATTGGTGGCACTCAGGAACTAACCAAGATGACTTACCTGTGCAAGTCGGCATCATTGCCGTCTTCAGAAGTAACTCGCGTTGCAGTTCCGTATCGTGGTCGTAGCATCTATGTGGCTGGTGTGCGTCAGTTTGAAGAAACATGGAACACCACCGTCATTAACGATACAGACTTTAAGATTCGTCGCGCAATGGAATCATGGCAGAATGCCATCCATTCGCACGAAGGAAATATCGGTGAAACTGATATCAGCAGATACAGCACCGATATCACGGTAACACAACTGCACCATGTCGATGGCAAAGGACTGCGTACTTACAAGTTCAAGCACGCATGGCCTTCAAGCGTTGCTGCTATTGATCTGGCAGCAGACAGCAACGATGCTATCGAAGAATTTGAGATTCAATGGGCATACTCGTGGTGGACAGTCGATCAACCACAG